ATCGCTATGTTGTATATGGACAAAATTCGTCCACAAATATTGATGACGAAGACGCATCAATAGTTGGCATTGTAGAAATTGGATATTTAGAACTAACAGACAACGGCACGTACTACGATGTCGTTGAAACAACTACGGCAAATGACATCATCATTGATTAATAAAATCACTTCAATTAATCTTTCATCAAACTATACTCAGGTGTCTAGTGATGAAAAAGAATCTTCAAAAGGATGGGTTGATTACGGTGATAGAAATGGCTTTCCGCAATACTGTCTTGAACTAGCGGAGCAATCTCCAGTTCACGGTTCATTGGTACGTTCAATATCACAAATGATTGCAGGTAAAGGCATCTCATCAAAGGATGTCGGTACAGCTTCTCTTATTAAGTCTTTAAAGATTGACAAAGCAATAGACAACACTGCTTTAGATTTGGAACTGCACGGTGGTTTCTTTTGGCAAGTTGTCTGGACACTTGGCGGTGAAATATCATTCGTTGAACATTTGCCTTTTGAGAATTGTAGAATAGGTATTAATAGAGAAAGTGGTGATATAAATGGTGTATGGTATTCGAATGATTGGTCAAACTTAAAGAAGCGCAGAAACGCTCCTAAGTTTATTCCATTGTTTTCAGAAACAAGTAAGAAAGAGAATCCGAGACAAGTCTATTTCTGCTTCAAAAATTCTTCGACTGCTAACTACTACGGAAAGCCTGACTACATTTCTTCATTAAACTATATAGAGTTGTCGCGTCAGATAGCTTTATTTCACGTTAACAACATTCAGAATGGCCTATTCCCTTCTATGGTTGTTTCGATGAATAACGGTATTCCTGAGACGCAAGAAGAAATGGATATGGTTCGTCACGACATTGAAAGAAATATTAGTGGAGCAGTAAACGCTGGTAAGTTTGTTTTGATGTTTAATGAGAACAGAGATAGAGCAGCGGAATTTACTCCGTTCCCTATTACTGATGCTGATAAGCAATATCAATATCTTGAAGATGTTTGTACTCGTCAGATAATGATTGCTCATCGTGTAACATCTCCATTATTATTCGGTATCCGCGAGGGCGGTGGATTGGGTTCAAATAAAGATGAGATGGAAACTGCTCTTAAGATATTTAACGAACAAGTTATTGAGCCATCACAACGCTTGATAACTGATGCAGCGGAGACAATATTACAAGCTGCAAATTCATCAAGTGCGGTATTCATTGTGAGCAATGGTGAGGAATCAGAGGTAGACCAATTAGATGCTAATCAAATGGCTGCTATTGTGGGTATTGTGGAGAAGGTTAATAGTGGCGCATTGACATCTGAGCAAGGTTCTGCAATTCTGATGAGTATTTACGGAGTTAATGAAGAAGTGGTATTGCCATTATTTGCTCCAATAGGCACAAGTCAAATATTGACTAAGCTAAAAAAAAAAGTAGCGACTGAAGTATGTTGTTCAACTGAATCACCAGAGTTCACGATTGAAGAAGAAGATAAATGGCTAGATAAATTGTCTCACCTTGGTGAGATAGTAGACGAAGAAGAATGGGAGCTGATGAGCGAAGAAGAAGCAGGTGGAAGTCTTGAAGAACTTGAATATTTCAAAGGACTGAAAAACGTGAATATGGCATATGGCAGCTATGCGAATCCAGGTGAGGCGAGTAATTGGGGAGATAGTGGGTTGTATAAATTGCGCTATAAATATTCAGAGAACATAAGCGCGAACTCACGCAAGTTTTGTAGACAAATGGTAGGTGATAGTGCGAGAGGTGTGGTGTTTAGATATGAAGATATTGCCGATATGAGTGCAAGTGGAGTGAATCAAGAGTTCGCAGCAGAAGGACAAAGCACATACGATATATTCACTTGGAAAGGTGGCGCATACTGTCATCATTCTTGGCTCAGAAGAATCTATTTTAGAAAAAGAAAAGACGGTAAATTTTTACCAAACAACGGACTTAAAAATGACGAGCGTGTAAAGGATAGCGGACTAGATTTCTTGAAGCCAAAAGGCAAAGAATCAATTAGACCAATAAACACACCGAATCGCGGCTCACTTAAAAATATAGACTAATGGCAGAGATATGCATCATAGACGAAAACTTCGTCAAGAAATATACTAACGTAAACGGAGCAGTTGATTCGAATAGAATCTATCAAGCTATCTACGTGGCGCAAGACTTACATATGGAGCAATACTTAGGCTCTGACTTGTGGAATAAGATTAAAGATGATAGCGCAGATTCGTCTATCACGGGTGTTTATCTTACACTTCGAAATGATTACATACGCAAAGCGTTAGTATGGTTCGTGATGGTAGAGTTACTACCTGCTATGTACTACCGAAATGACAATGGATCGTTGGTGAAAAGAACTAGTGAAGATTCCGAAGTGATTGCACAAAGTGAACTGGATAGATTGATTGATGACGCACGAGGTAAAGCTTTACACTACACAAAAAAAATGGTTGACTATCTTTGCCACAACAATAATTCATTCCCTGAATATTCATCTAGCACATTTCCAGAAACGCAACCAGTAAAGAATGTTTACGGGCGTGGTAAGATGGTGTTTAGCACGGGCAATAGTTTATCAACTAGAAATAATTATCCATATGACAACAACTACGACTGCAAATGGTGGAGGTAAAAAGACAAGAGGTAAAGCACTTCGTAAAGAAGTTGAAGCCAAACTTAAAAAGTTCATAGCAGACAAGAAAAAAGATTGACGCTATGAGAGATGATTCGCTATCCATATTTTATCCATATGTTGATTTATTAAAAATGAAAATGCCATTACTTATTGCCATCAGTTGGTCTAGTATGGCTGCGTTTTTTAATACGTATGTGTTTGACGATTGGTCTTTCTTAATCTATCTAGTCATAATGATTGCGATAGACACTTTTTTAGGTGTCTGGAAGGCTTGGAAGTATCACGTTTTGAGTAGTTCGCGGTTCGGTGGTATGATTATCAAAAGTGTACTATATGCTTTCTTTTTGATAGTTGTTCACAATCTTACAAACTTCAGTACCAATGAAATAACGAAGTCACTATTTTTGTGGGTAGAGGAACTTTGCTACGCAGCATTACTTGTTCGTGAAGCAATTTCTATCATTGAGAACATTGGTGCTATAAAGCCTGACCTGCTCCCAAAGTGGATTCTAAAAAGGCTGAAATCTTTTGATGAAAAAGGACAATTTCAAATAGATAATGAATGAGGACAATAACACACATAGTCGTTCATTGCTCAGCAACTGGACAAGACGCAAAAGTAGAAGCTATCCAAAGATATTGGAAGGAGAAGTTAGGATGGAAGCAAGTTGGCTATCACTACATTATTGAAGCGGACGGCAAAGAGACACAACTGCTCTCAATCGCTCAACCTTCGAATGGTGTTAAAGGTTTCAATAAATCAATTATAAATGTTTGTTATATCGGTGGAGTGAACAAGTTAGGGAAGCCAACAGACAACAGAACAGACGCACAAAAAAAGCAACTATACACACGCTTAAAAGCATTAAAGACTATGTTTCCAGAAGCGATAATTCAAGGTCATAAAGACTTCCCAAACGTTGCTAAAGCTTGTCCTTGTTTTGACGCAAAAACGGAATATAAAAATATCTAAGAGGAGCAGTTGCTCCTTTTCTTTTTTCTAATAACTTAAATAATTCACAATGATAAACACTCCAAAGTGGGATGAGATTTTCAAGATTGAAAGCAAAAAAGAAGGCGAGACATTAACTGCTTTTAAGATACGAATAGCTAAAAAGTACAATACTACTATAGGCAATATCGCGTCAAAGTATCATCGTCACGTTACGTGCAAGAATCGTCCAAAGAAATTTGATGAATCTATACCAGTTGCGCATCATCTGCCGCAGTCAGACACAAAAGAAAAAACTATTGTCGATATTGAAGGAAATAGAATACTCGGTCTATTCGATGTTCATATTCCTTATCACGATATTAAAGCATTACACTTGGCAATTGATAAAGGAGTTCAAGAAAAATGCGATACTGTTTTATTAGGTGGTGATTACATTGACTGCTACGAGATTAGTAGCTTTGAAAAGGATAGAAGCAAACGTTCATTTAGGTCAGAGATTCAGTTGACTAAACAATTCTTTTCTTTCCTGCGTTTCAAGTTTCCAAAGGCTAGAATCTATGCGAAGATGGGTAACCACGAAGAACGATACGAAAGATATATCAGAAAGAACGCGAGTGCTCTAGATGGCATAGAAGATTTCGAGTTGAGCAATCTACTAGGCTTTGACAAGTTCGGAATCGAATTGATACAAGGGAAGCAACTAGCACGAATAAACTCATTAGCGGTGGTACACGGACACGAATTTGGTAAGTCAACCTTCTCACCCGTAAACGTTGCAAGAGGTCTTTATATGAGGGCAAAATCGTCTGCAATTTGTGGTCATTCGCATCAAACTTCTGAGCATACTGAGAAGGATATTAACGGAAAGTTGACTACTTGCTGGAGTGTTGGATGCTTAAGTGAATTAACTCCTGAATATGCACCGTTTGCAAAATATAATCACGGATTTTGTATAGTAACTAAGCGAGGTAAGGACGGTTTCAACGTCCAAAACTTCAGAATACACGAGGGCAAAATACTGTGATGATAGATTTGAATCTCAAAGTACGTTATCGCATTGGTGATATCGTATACTGTCGGTCAGATGTTGACAGTCGGTTACGTTTTGTAACTGGCTTTATCATCCGCAAAGGAATGATAATATACATTGTATCGCTTGAAGGTAGTGAAGCGTACTTTTATGACTTCGAATTGATAGGAGAGAATGAACAGTTGATGGGATTAAATTGATACTATCAAGTAGATTATCACACCTTCCAGAATGGCGATTGTCGAAACGATAAATGTTCGCTTTCGCCATTTCTTTTTTCTATCAATCTCATCATTCAAGACCTTAGCTTGTTCATCCATCTCAACTTGTTTCTTCAGGTTGTAAATGCTTTCTAAGTCTTCATTTTTCTGCGATTGAATACCAGTGATTTCTACATACTTTTCAATTATAGAGTTCTTGTGAATCATTATAGAATCCTGAATCTTTGCATACGCCCACCAATATTCTAGTGAGTAGTAACAAAGATTAAATGCTTGGTCATTACTTAGTTGGAGTGTATCTACCCTTAAAGTATCTGCGTTCAAATTCGCTTTGGTTTGACTTGCGAATGATAGCATTAATACTATCATTGCTACTGAGTACAACTTTCTCATTTTTGTAATAATTGTTAGTGATGATTGGCTTTTTAGATTCGTAATAGTACACTGTGTCACGCATCATCTTAATGTCAATAAGTGCATCGTGAATCATTCGCTCCTGCTTCTCAAGTTTCTTCTCCAGTTTCTGAATTTCGATTTCTAGTGGTGACAAATCTTCACGCTTTCGGTTTGAAAGAATAATGAAGAAAATAGTTAATAGGACAACTGATATGAAAATGACAAGGTGTGTTTCGTTTAGTTTTCTCATTGTTCATATGATTTATATGTTTCGCTTAAATAGTTATAGAATTTTTTTTCATTGTATTCAACTGCAAGTGGATTAAAAAAAAGATTCTTATCTATTTCATCTCTTTCTCCAAAACCATAAATATAAGCTTCCTTAATTTGCTCACGCTCCATTGTTAAAGCTTTATTAATCAATTCAAGTACATCATTATCGTTTTCAATTCTAAGCATTCCTTCAAGCAACCATTCAACCGCAGTTTGTTTTTTCATTGTGTGTTATTTTTTAAGTTAAAAAAAGTGGGCGCAAAGTTAATTACGCCCACTAGTTAATTAAGCGAAAGGTGTTAAACTAATTTTCTTTGTATTCAAATTAGCGTAAATTTCAAGTGTAAATTCCTTACCCGTCAATGGCAGGAAGTGAACTGTGAACTTGATGTGTGCAGGTTTTGAATAGTCAACATCAGCAATTGAATTGATGTCAAGTTCAAATGCATATGGGTTGTCCTTAGTCAAATACGCAGACTTCCAACACTCACCAAGATTACCCGTTGAATCAGCATCAGTCGCATACACTGGTCTTTCACAACCGTTGTATAATCTCCAAGTGGTTCTGAAATCTCCTTGACTTGTGCCATAACAAGTGCGCAGCTGCGAATAGTTAAACGTGTTCCATTCCTTCTCATTCACGAAGAACGTACCGCGAAGTATATCGCCATCAAATTCAAGGTGTGGAAAGATGTTAGTGATGTGCGTTTCTGAATCTTTAATCTCGCCATCAAAATAATCGTTCTGCATCTGGAGTACGGTGTCCTCATTTACGCCCATAATCTCCGCAATTTCTGCTACATCATATTCAAGAACTGTTGTCTTGCCGTTTACCACCCAGTTAAATGTCCATTGATTCTTGTTCTCGAAATCGTCAAACATAACAGACGCACCATCGCGCACAATAGTAACAAGCTTTTCGGTTTCGGTGTGAGTTGTCCCATCGGGCAACTGCCAAGAAAGTTCTGAACGGTAAAGCTGCCAATGTCCATTCTCATTCTGTCCCGTAACAACGTAGCCATAGTCATTGATGTACATTGATACTAGGTTGAGCAAGTAGGCAGGTGTGCCGACATAGGTTGTTGACGGCATAAAGCCATCCTTCCAAACATATTTGGTCTGAGTCAAATATCTACCTGCCCATCTTGGGTTTGGCACTAGTGTAGTTTCTTTGACTAGCTTACGGTTAAGCTTCAAGTCGTTGACGGTTCGTCTATCAATAACGAAGTTCTTTAACTCGTCCCACATTTCGGGAGGGATGCCCGTTGATTCTTTGTTAAATTCCATTTTGATTATTTTTTATTTTGACCTTCAACTTTTCTATTTATTCTGTCTCTTGTTCTTGCGTGTTGCCAATGAATTGCCTCTTCAATTTTTGTAATTGTCAAAGCATTTTCACGACAAGGAAATGCATCATTAAGACTTTCAAATAAATACTTTACATACTCAAGCATATCAACCGCTTGTATTCCATTTACGCCAACCTCACCTATTGGATCTGACTGGATAGTAAAAGATACAATTGGAGCTTTGCCTTTTTCATCTTGAGCATTTTCAATTTCAATGAATCTCATAGATTCGCTTGGCATTTTTTCTACCGCTTTTACAACGTGTCTCATTTCTATTTTTGTTTAATTTATCTAACTGCATATTTGCCGTAGTTTGGATACAACTCAAAGTACATTCTCATCATCATCATATCTGCAAAGTCGGGAGAAAAGCCGTGTTTCTTTTTTATTTCTTCTTTGCCCGTGACCTGCTTCTTTCTTTCACTATCCATATTTGCAATTCTGACAACTTCAAGATGCTTTATTATTTCACTTTTATACTTATCAGCAATTATGATGATTTTATTTGAGTTGATATATTCTCCTAACTTAAAATAACACTCCGCTTTAAGATTCATATAGGTTTCAGAATCAACTGCACGACCACCATTATTGAAAGACTGACATTTTAAAATACCAACTACTCCAATTCCTAGTCCGTCAGCATCAACAACTATGTTACCCAGCTTCACGCTTCTTTCCTTCGCTAAAGTACGGATGAACTCAGCGACTTCGTTAGGGTATTTTTGTTCCATTACAAACACATCTACCAATGATAAACCACTCCATAAACCAATGATTGTTTTATCGTTACCAAGTCCTGCAATGTCGGCAGTTATAAACATAGTAGTGCCGTTTATTTCGTTCCTGAAGCAACGAAGCAAGTCATCATAGTAGTATAGACGGTCATTGCTTTCGTCATAGTCCCAATCGCCATCTAAAAGTCTTTTTCTGTCTATCTCTGGAAGTCTTGACAACTTCTCTAGATAGGCAGGTTCAAGATTTGGATTGTCCGTTGGTAAAGCTTTTACAAATGCTCTATCTTCTCTGAGAGTTCCGTTTCGATGCGCATCAAAAAAGTCAGAATATAGCCATCCTTTTGATGGGTTGCAGGATAGCAATCCTTTAGGTATTCCGTTTATCAGATTATACCTGACACGGCTATCTAGAATGTCAATGGCACGTTTACTTACTTCGGCTGATTCGTCAACAAAATAGTCTGTGATTTCAATCGATCCAAGTCGTGTGAATTCTGCATCTGACGGCATATATCCTAAGTCCATTAAGACTATTTGTGAGCCATTATAAAACTTGATGACGTGGTCTTGACCATTGTATGTGTAGTGCGTACCAGCACGAAGTCCCATCTGATTTGCAATAGTCCAAAAGGTTGCCATCGTTGACTGCCTAAGTCGCTTTAATTCTGCACGACCAATCAAACCGCGTGTGTTCGCATATTTTAATCGTCTATTAATCTGCCAAGAACAACCTAGAAATGTTTTACCACCACCAGCACTACCGCCATAAAGCACGGTCTCCGTCACCAAGTTTGCAGGTGAAAGGAGCGTAAGTGCTTCGTCTTGTCTAGTAGTGTAATTCGGAATGTACATTGGGCAAAGTTAGGCGTTTATAACGTGGTATATTTCTTTGGCTTTTAGATAGGCATTTCGTGCTTCTTGTTCGGTATTAAAAAATCCTAAATGCTTTCTCTTTCCATTAATTCCGATGTGAGCGCAAAACTTCTTTTTATATTTATCAAATGCATATCCTTTAGCATTTGTTCTATTCCACATATTTTGCTGATGGGTTACATCGCGCAAATTATCAATTTTATTATTAGTTCTATTTCCGTCTATATGATCTATTGAATTAATAGGTAAAGCTCCATAATGAAGAAACCAAACTAATCTATGACCTTGTATTAAAAATGGCTTGTTTGCGTAATATACTCTACATTCAATATAGCCACTAGAATGTTTTTTTGTAATTAACTTTCCATATACACCTTTCAATTCACCGCTTACTGGACAGTACGTGTATCCTTTACTTTTCGCCAGTTGGCATTTTTCAAGTTCGGTCATTGCTATTTGTTTTTTGTTAAATAATTCAGGTACATAATCACTTTCATTTCCCGTGCAATACTATTCGTGTACTGCTCTTTTAATCTTGGGTTGGCTAAGATTCTTTGAAGCTTGTTCTTACCGATTTCTTGTTGATCGTGAACGATGCGTTTTGCCTTCTGCTTAAAACTTAACCATTCCGCATCCGTCCAATATTCGTCAGTCACTAGACCACTTTTGTACAAGTTCTCAAGCATCACAAAACCCATCAATTCAGCTGCCATAAAGTTACCGTTCTTCGCGTTCTCAATGTCCTTTTTTAACGAATCATTAAACCAATTAAGCGACTCGTTAGCTGACTCTAGTTGTCGTGCAGGTTCGATGTAGTTTACATTGACTTCATTCCATTTCTTCATTGCGTCCATTCGAAGCTGGTAGTATTCACTCAACACACTACCGACATACGTTGCATCAAATGACTTGAATGATGTTAGCTTGTTGGCTAACTTACTCGCGGCATTGAACTCAAACGCTAACTTAAAATCTACCGTTGTACACCAGGAGAAGTTATCAGAAACAAAAGAGTGTAGTTGTTGGATAGGTTCGATTCTGTCGGGTTGTGGAATCCCGTGAAAGACAAGCTGCGCATAGTATTCAATTGCGAAGTCCTTACCACTAATCAATGCGATTAGCGGTGCTTCTTTGGCTGCGATTATCTTTCTAAAATCTACGTTTGCGACCTTACTTAAATTGGTCAAGCAGTGACTGAAGCCCTTGCTCTGATGTGCCTTTTCCAAATGATCCATTGTTCAATGTTTTTTGTGTTACAAACTTACTCATATCCCAAGCGGCTACGGCAGCTCTTTTCCAATCTTTCAATTTCTTATTGCCGTACTTCCAGTCTTTAAGTTCGTAGTGAGCGATAAACTTGGATGCGAATGTAATGCCGTCCGATTGGCTTCCGCCCGTCTTTTGCTGAAAGAACGCTACCACGTCATCCATCGATGGGGCAACGAACTCGCCAACGATGTGCTTATGATACTCATTCATCAGTTTGATACACTCGTCTGGTGAGATGCAGTCCTGATAAGTCGCTTTCGCGTGTTTGTAAAAGAAGTCTTTTGCCGTCATTGTGTT